CTTAATATCATTTCTCAAATCACCATTATCTATAATAATATATTCTTCATTTATTTTTTGTTTTGGATACTCTATAGCTCTTATATTAGAAATGCCATTGTATACTTTACTACTAGTCCACCATAATATCCCAAATGATACTTCTAATATATAATAACTTAAATATAGCAATAACATATAATAATAATTTATTATTTATCCTCTAAGTCGCAATACTAAATGTAATGTACTTTCTTTTTGAATATTATAATCCGATAGTGTTCGTCCATCTTCCAATTGTTTTCCAGCAAAAATTAGCCGTTGTTGGTCTGGTGGAATACCTTCCTTATCTTGAATTTTAGCCTTAACATTTTCAATAGAATCACTAGGTTCTACTTCCAAAGTGATTGTTTTACCAGTGAGTGTTTTTACGAAGATTTGCATTTTATACTATTATAAATCATAATATTTTTAAATCAATTTTATAAATGCGTTTATTTTTGTATATTAATATTTGGGATATCTGTAATGAATACAGAACTTAAGTACAAACTAAAAAAATTATCACCAATGAATTATAAAAAATTAAATAAAAATATAGATGATTATTTTATAAAATTAGATAATAATTGGTTTAATTTGGTTGATATCCATGAGTGTCTTAATTTGAATCAATTAAATCCAATTACTAAAAAAAAATTAACTATAATTCAACAACAAAAAATAAAGAATTTGTACAAAGAAATTACTGAAATAGATACCGATAATAATGAGAAATTATTGACTGATTATATAGAATTATTTGAATCGCAAATTAATGAATTACAAGCTAACCAAGAAGAATTGTATGCTTTATCACAAACCCATCATCATGAAATAGAAAAATTAAATAACAAAAATATATATTAATTATCGTCTTTTTTTGCTTCCTNTTNNTGCTNCCTCTNCCTCTACCTCTACCTCTACCTCTTCTAACACTACCTCTCTTTGGACCCCTTTTCTTGATACTACCACGTCCTTTACCTTTTTTTTTACTATAGGTTCTAGAATTATTTAATCCTTTTAACTTACTCTCTTCTTCTTTTATTTTTACAATAGTATTTAATAATGATTTTAATGAACCATTTATATCATTTATATCATTTTGTTTAGAGTTACTGTTTAAATTCACTTCTTCTAAATTAATTGGGCTATTTTTAACATTTTTAAATAATTTAGTTAAATTTATAACATTTTCATTTTGACCATTATTTTGACCATTATTTTGACCATTATTTTGACCATTGTTTGTTAAATTTCGTATTAGTCTTTGTAAACTATTATTGTTAATTGGATTTATTGTATTATTTTTAGATTTCTTTTGTATTGATTTTACATTATTAACTTTTGGCGGGGTTAATAATGCTGCTATATTTTTTGAATTCATTGAATGGATATTATTTTTTTTTGATTTCATTCTATTGTTTAACATATTTTCTAAAGAATTACTTTTGGTTTTTTTTACATTATGATTTAAAAATTTATTTAAATTATCTAATGTTCTTTCTTCTTTAAATTGTGTTTTTTCAGTTCCATTTGAAACCAACATTATTGTAGGATATCCTTTGACAGATGAAGATATATTGTTAGCAACCTCATCTTTTTTTATATCACTAATTTTAAATATATTGTGTGTATTATGGTGTTTTGAATAAAATCTATTCCAAAGGTCATTCATTCGTTGACAATGGCCACACCATTCAGCAAAGAACCATATTAAACAATCTTCTCCTTTACTTATTTTTGTGTTTAACTTATCGATTTCATCTTCAGGACATTCTACTACATTATTATTATTATTATTATTATTATTATTATTATTAGGATTTACATTATTCATTAAAAAACTATTCAATGAACCCAATGTTCTGTCTTCTTTATGAATATTTAATGGTTTATTGTTTGATACTGACATTATAGTAGGAAACCCTTGAACTCTTAATCCTAAATTATTAGCTACATTATCCTTTTTATTGTCACTTATCTTAAACATGTTGTAATTATTAGAATTTTTTTGATATAGTTTTTCCCATACATCTTCCATACTTTTACAATGTCCACACCATTCAGCATAAAACCATATTAAACAATCTTCACCACCTCTTAATTTATCATTCAATTCATTCACATTATCTATTGGACTAACTCTCATATAATAAACGCATAGAAAATAATATTTAATTCTGAGAATTAAAAATAGTATAATAATTCTTAAATTCATAACTACAACATTTATGATATCCAATTATACATCCTGGGGTTCCTGGATCACCATTACAACAATCATATTTATTTGTATTTTTATTTAACATATATTTATGTGATTTGCATGATGTATTTGTATTTTCCGATAATGTATAGCCAGTATTACATGATATACACGCAAATACATGATTATTGAATTTTAAATTAGTACAGTATTTTTTTTGTACATTTTTTATTTCGTCTATTAACCATTTTGGAGCACACCACATATCACACAATACTTCCAAATAATCATAGGATACATTATTATGTACTATCAATCTATTGAATCGTAATGAGTCAAATATAGATAAAACCGCTTCTTTATCTTCCCATATTGAATATTCATCTAATTCTTCAAATTTTATTAGGCTTGAAAAAAACCAATCTATATTTAAATAATCATCAAAATAGTGTTTTGGTAAAATAATATCACCATTTCTTAACTTTAATGTTATAGACATTAAATAATAAATGTAAATAATGTTTAAATATTTAGAAATAACTATTTTGTTTAAAAAGATGTGCTCCATTCAATATTATTTCCAATTGGAATGTGTCTATAACCACTATAATTTATAGCATTCAAATGATTTGGATCTGGTATGACGGTATTGTTTAAATGATATGGCGTTTCAACCGTTTTAATTACATCACATTCCTGGGATGATGTCGTTGTCGGTTCTAATTCAACAGATGAACCTGCTGACGATGATGTAAAAAATTCATAGTTTATAAAAGATAAAGCTATTATTATAACTATAATCAATACTATTATAACGGGCTTTAAATTACACTTCATTATTAATATAAAATATTTTATTTAAAAATATAGCTGAAAATAATATACATATGAATATCTTTAAACATATTCCAAGATTATCTAGATGTTATTCCACTCAATCGTTTAAAGGCGACACTATAATATTATCGGAAAATTACAGTCCATTAAATTGTAAAACAATGTTAGAAAAAGATACTATTTCAGTATTAGGGTATGGTCCTCAAGGCAGATCACAATCTCTTAATTTACGAGATAATAGACATAATGTGGTATTAGGATTGCGTAAAAATGGAAATAGTTGGCATAAAGCAATCAATGATGGTTGGATACAAGATAAAAATTTATTTAGTATAGATGAAGCTACACACAAAGGAACCATTATTAAATATTTAATATCGGATGCGGCACAAATAGATCAATGGAATAGTGTTAAAGCTAATTTAAGGAAAAATAATACGTTATATTTTTCTCATGGATTTGGCATTCATTACAAAAAATATACTAATATAATTCCTCCAAATGATGTAAATGTTATTATGGTATCACCTAAATGTTCTGGAAAAACAGTACGAGATAATTTTTTAAATGGTAATGGTATTACATCTTCTTTCGCTATTCACAATGATTATAATGACGCATTTAATAAATGTATGGCATTGGCATTTGCTATTGGAAACAATTATGTATTCGAAACTACATTTGAAAAAGAGGTCATTAGTGATTTGACTGGAGAACGATGTATATTGATGGGTATGATTCAGGCAGCATTTTTAGCACAATATAAGGTATTGCGTAAAAATGGACATTCTCCATTAGAGGCTTATCATGAAACAATTGAAGAGGCATTAACGAGCCTGTATCCTATTATTAATGAAAATGGAATGGATTGGTTGTACAAAAATTGTTCACAAACCGCTCAACGTGGTGCTATAGATTGGGCAAATGTATTTGAACCAAAATTAAAACCAATGATTCAAGAATGCTATGATAGCGTTAAAAATGATACCGAAATAAAACGATTAATAGAATGTAATGAAACCCCTGACTATCAAACTATATTACAAGAAGAATTAGATGCTATTTCTGAACAAGAAATGTGGCAAATAAAGCAAAACTTAAAAAGGTTGAATAAAAATAAATGGGATGGATTTTTGTTATAAAATATTACTAAATAAATGATGTTTTATATTATTTTTTTTCTTATATTTTTTAATATTTTTATTTATAATAGATGAAATAGTTGTGTACACAGCATCAATAGTGCTATCATTATGCTCTACATTTAACGTATTAATATAGTCTAATATTTTCCCTTTTAAGAAATAAATATCTTGAACATCGCGATTTAAATATACATTTTTTTTTTTTAAAAATATATTTAATTTTTTAAAGTTTGTTTTTATTTTTAGAAATAAGTTGTTGTTGTCATAATGTTCGATTTGTTTTAGTACAGTATCTATTTCATCATTAACTTTTAATGTTGTATTTTTTTGGGTTAAATTTTGCCACATGTAATTTTTAATATAAAATACAATTACAATCGATATCAATATTAAATATATTAAATTTAAATCTTTTAATCCATATTTTAGAAATATAAAAACAAAAACAACATATACAACATAGTTCATATCTAGATTAGATTTTATAGTATCGCTATTAAATTTTGATATATCCATACTATTAATATAGAAATTTATATATATTATAGTCCGGGGTCTTATTTACTAAAAATCCAATTGTAGTATCATTTGTTGGATTACCATACACCTCTAAAATAGCATCGAATTTTTCTTTTCCATAATAATGAATTAAATCCTTTTTAGAATTTAATTCAGAAGTTGTTTTTTCTCGGTTTATATTTCGAATTAAATATGACGTAAATAGTTTTTCTTGTAATGTATTTACATTATTATAGACTAAATACATTACATTCGTTTTTTTTAAAAAAGATGTGTTAGTATTATGCCCAATTTCATTTACTTTAGCATATATCAAGCCTTCATCTGGATTGCGGCCTTTTCCATATACAGCATAGTATGACATTTATTTACATTTGATTTAATTAATATTTGATTCAATTTTATTTGATATACTATATTATGGATAAAGAATGTATTGGAAATAAATTGATTGGAACAACATTTAAACCATCAGAAACTACACCAGATAAATATGGTTATACAATAACAGAATATGATGAACCAAATAAAGTGTATATTTGTGTAAATATAGCCAGTCATCACCAAGGTATGTCTGGTACTCAAATTCCATGTACATTTGTGGATAGTGTATTAAATGAAAAATGGCAGATTAAACCAATAAAAAAGAAAAAAGCACCAAAGAAAAAAGCATCGAAGAAGAAAGTTTCAAAGAAAGCATCAACGAAGAAGAAAGTTTCAAAAAAGAAAAAATAATTAATTTTAAGTGATGTTCATAAAATTGAATATATTAAATTTATTGTTTTTTATTTAAAAAGAAACTATGTCTGAAAGAACAGCCATAACTCTTGCTGGTGGTGTAAGCAATGTTGGAGCATTCAATATGATTTCATATTCTGGATTAGAGGATATTGATGCTTTTCTTGAATTGATTGATAATTCGATTGATTGGAGGCATGATGATCGTATATTAAATATAATGTTTGTTGTAACTAATAGTGATGAATTGTTGATTATTGATAATGCTATGGGAATGACATTAGATAAATTCAAAAAAATGTTTATACTGTATAATCAAGATTTAGATGGTCCTTCGGGAAGAAGTGGGATTTGTGGTTATGGGACAAAAGCAGCATTGAAAAAATTGTGTAGTTATGAACATAGTGAACATACAATTATAACAAAACATAACGATGACGCGTATTACACACAACAAACAGATTGGTGTAATGTAACTACAATGGATAAAGCATTTCCAATATACGACTCAACAAGTGAAGAAATAAAATTATTTAAAACATACAATAAGGATAATTCTGGAACAATAATTAAAATTAAATTGACACGAGAACTATCTGATATTATTGATTTACAATTTCAAAATAAAAATATGGAAAAACTGATTACAAATGATGAAAGTTATCAATCTGTATTGAAATTGAACAAATATTTTAGTGCTGTTTACAATAATCACAATGATGTTGCTATAAAGTACATTTACAAAAATAAAGATCCTATAGTATTGAAGTACTATGATATCTTTAATCAACCTAGTGATAATTATTTGTTTGGAATAGATGGTAAACAAAGTATTATTATTAGAGTCAAATACAATGTTAAAACAAGAGAAGAATTAGTTTATATTGTACATAATAATGAGTATTATTATATTCATAAAAGACGAATGAATTGTCTCAAAAAACCATCTGGACCACACAATAGCTTGCCAAGTTTTGATACAAATGAAAATGTAGTTAAAATGGAGTTTGAACAGCATTTGTGTTGTCTAAAACCAAATACTACTTATTTTGATATAGATAATCCAAAAATACCATCTGATACTGGATTAACATTGCGAGATACATATCGTATTGACTTTTATGGAGAAAAAAGACGTAATGATGAAATCAATTCAAAAATGATGATTTGTAGAAAAGATACTATTATTGGAAATATTAATATTGGGTCTATTGCTACTGCTGGTGGAAAATCAGATGAAAAATTCGAAAAAATACACATTTCTACACAATTAGATTATACAGCCACAAGTAATCAAAAAGATGCTACAGACGATTACATGAATACTCATAAAAACAAACATCAATATGAAAAATCAGATTCAAGAAAAGCTCTTTGGCGTATGTGCGAATATAATCGGAAAATGTTTTCACACAAACTATGGAGAGGAATTAGTGATGAAACCCAAACATATAACACAAGACAAACTAATGCTGCTAATACAATTATACAATATTATAGGAAGTATAAAAAACGACAAGAACCAACAGTAGTACCAGCAGTACCAGTAGTACCAACAGTAGTACCAACAGTAGTACCAAAAGTACCAGCAGTACCAACAGTAGTACCAAAAGTACCAGCAGTACCAACAGTAGTACCAACAGTAGTACCAGCAGTACCAAAAGTACCAAAAGTACCAAAAGTAGTACCAACACACAACCAAAAGACAATCGTAAAACTAAATCATGATGAAATACAAATAAAACGTATTCGAATTTTGACAAAAGATGTATCACTTGATACAGAAACACGATATGCATTGAATTGGATGTTAGAACAATATGAAATCAAATGTAATGAAATTTTGTAGCTATGACCTTCTAAATATATTCATTAGATTTTAGAATTAAATAATAGTCGCTTTTTTATTTTATAACTAAATATCTATGGATATTAGAATAATAAAATAATAACGCAAAAAGAAACCATATTATTAAACTAATTATAGTGACTTTAATTACTCCATATTTATCATTCAAAAATCCACTATGTTTCATAATATAAATAAATGATACTTGCCATATGACTGTCAAAAATAAATATGGAATTGCGACATATATAAAATTACAGATTTTATCATTTTCTACATTATTACACCACAATATTATTATTGATGGTATTAATATAATTGGTGCAGCCCATACGAGAGCTCCAATTTCAGGTTTAATATATTTTACTATATATGTTATAGATGACAGTAATATACCCCCAACAATAAAACTAATTAATACTTCGGTTTTAAATGTATTCATATAGTTATAAATTAGAAATAAAATCTTCTTTCATTACAATTGAAATACCAATAATATTCGCTTTTTTAACTTTACTAGACTTAGTTTGTTCATCTTTAACAATCACAAAATGAGTCTTCATAGTTACATCACCTTGAATTGTTCCACCATTTTCTTCAATAATAGCAATTAGATTACTATCTCTAAAGCCAGTTATCACAAAATTCTTATGTTCTATTTTAGGATTTTTTTTTAGTTGTTTTTTAGTTCCACTCTCCACACTATAATAATTTAGATTCAATGATTCTAAAAATACTTTGAAATTGTCAAAATTATCTATAAATTGTTGGGCTGATTTTGTTTGAAATCCATCAATATTTACTATTTGTTCTAATGTAATTTTAGTATCCATTAACGATGGGTATGTGTTTAGTATTTTTCTAAATTTCTTAATGCCAAATCCACTATTAAATTCTAAACTAGCAACCATTAATAACCCTAAATAAATAGGTTTAGACACAACACTATTTATTGATGATACTATTTTAGATGATAATGTTTCCTTAAAGCCATCTATTTTTAGTAGGTCAGTTTTATATATCGAAAGTATATCATTAATTGTTGTATAACCATGGTCATATAATTTACTGATTATACCGACACTCAAATAGTCAATATTGATTGTTTTTATAAAATGTAACAGTTTCTTTTTATCAAATTCGCTATCAGCATGTAATGAAACGCAATGTAATTTGTTACTATCCCATGTATAACCTGTATTAGGCATTTTAGGATACGTATTTTTCATTACATCTACTATATATGGTATAACATCACCACTTAATATAACCCGTATTTTTGATCCTGGACCAATACAATTATTAAAAATATACTTTCCACTAAACCCAGTACAATATTCTACCATAGAACCTAAATCTATTTTATCAAATTTTATTCTTGGAATCAATATACCATATTTAGATACAGACCATTCAACATCTTTAACAGTTGTCATTTTTCCATAATTATTTGATTTAAATGCTATACTATTTTTAGGGTTTCCTTTTGTCCGCTCGTATAATTTGTCATGGGTAATAATAATACCATCAATCTCATATAATGTCTTTTGTTTATGACTCTCCAATAATTGTTTCAAATAACTATCATTATCGCTTTTCCAATGTATTATATTAGAGTATGTTGTTAGTGTCGTATTTGGCGTTTTAAACCCATTTTTTATAGCATATTTGAATTGGGATGTTGGTATCATTTTAGGTTCAATAACCTCAAACAAAACAAAGTCTAATATACTGCATAATTCAATACCTTCCTTTAATGCAGTTAATCCATTAACCATACTTCTAGCTGATGTGTATATTCCACGATTTTTTTCAAATTTTTCTTTAGAAATAATCAATTCCCCACGCACACATACATTATCTAATATTGGTAGATTTAAATATGGAATTAACGATGATATATCTCGTCCATAATCACCATTACCTCGCGTATACAATGTATTATGTGTATATAAAACAGATATGCCATCTAATTTATCACTAATTACAAATGTATCATTGCTATTATATTTGGATATCCATGTATTAATAGCATCTTTTGTTTTAATTTTGTTCATGCTACCCATAAAATAAGGCAATTTTACTTTATCACCTTTTCCTTTGAAACCTATAGTAGTTAATGCTGGATTTGTATTATCACGATTTTCTAATTCATCTATTAATAAGTCATAAATATAATCACTTAGTATTGGTTCATCATCTCCATAATATAATTCAGATGCTTTAGAAATAATTATTTCTAATTCCTTTGTTGTGGCATTTTTAGAAAAATCAATTGGATTTGATTTTACATAATCTATGTTCATTTATATTAAATTATTAAATAATATTTAAATCCTTTTTTATCAATTTTATTTCAATATGATTCATTATCTTACAAATTCAGCATTATTTAATTAACTTAGTTTTTCAGACTGTTCCATAATATAGTTATTAAAATACTAAATTTAATATATATTTAAAATATATAATAATGAATAAAAAGTTGGATGAAAAAAAGAAAGTTTCCTCATAAATCAATCACCAAACCATAATCGATATCATCATCCACATCTAATATATATTTATCTGGTATATTTTTATATACATCCCCCGGGTTGTAGGTTTCTTGACGAGTTTCTCCTGTTTTTTTTTTTGGTTTTTTTTTTTTTTTTTTTTTTTT